AGCGCCAAATAGCAGGTCTTGAGGATCAACTTGGTAGTCAGGCTCAAGATTTTAGCGGCCAAATAGCTAGCTTAGATCAAGAAATCGCTAATTTAAGTAGTGCGCGTGATCAAGCCTTAGCAGAACAAGATGTCATACGTGCTGAAGCTGTCGAGAGTGAACGCCAAGCTTTGGCTGCCCAAAGAGCGCAGTTCGAAGCCAACGCCGCCCAACAACAAGCTGAGATTGATCGTTTATTGGGACGGGAATCAAGCCTCGTATCCTCGGTTGATCAATTTACCGAACAGCGTGCGCAGATGGCATCCGAACTGGCAGCTAATCAACAACGAATTGCCGATTTGCAGGCGCAGTTAGATGCTTTCCGACAGGCTTCTCCTTCAGATGCGCCTGCTGATCAGCTGCTCGATCAGGACATGCCTGAACCTTCTCTGGAGGAGGATCAAGACTTTCCTGAACCAGTCGATCCCGTTGAACTGCCTTTTGAATCCGTTGAACAAATTCTGGTCCCACCTGCGGAAACTTTACCTGAAGAACCGCCAAGAATTGACCTACCTTTCGAGTCGGTAGAACGTCTGCCACTACCAGCAGATCTGGTGCAACCCGCTAAAGAGGTGCCCGCTTTCGGTAGACAAAATCAAATCCTTGGTTTAGGCTCATATCAAAGACAACTTCCAAGAGGATTCAGGTAATGCGACAAATCGAAGATATGATTGGCCTTGAGGTCCGCGGTATGACCGCGCCCGATGTTATGCAGAACGAAGTGCCGAAACTCTCGCCCGCAGAAAAACAAAGCGCGCTCGAAAGTATGCAAGAAATATCGCGTTTGATCGAAGAGATGATTACCCAAGGGGCAACCGAAGAAGAGATCGAAGCCTTTTTAGCTGAGTTGGGGATTTCCTTAGAGGAATTAGAGTTTGCTGAAAAATTATTCGCTGACTCTGCCCAAATGCAAAAATTGGGGTTATAATCGAAACTTATGAGCATCTTTTCTAGGTTACGTAAATCTTTACAGGGGAAGTTGGACAATTCCGATATGATGAACAATATGCGTCGTGCGGGGCGTATGCGTAATGCGCAAATGATGAGGCGTCGCCTACCTCGGGGTATGCAACCTATGATGTCAGGTGGTTTGGGTGGCTTTGATCGGAGTGTGTTACCTATGCCACGTATGCGTCCTGCTAAAAGAGTACCAAATATCCCAGCTGTTATGAGCGCTCTGCCGTCACGCCAAGTTTTACCTATGCCGCCCGAACTCATGCCACAACCTGCAAAGGGCATGCCTATTATGCCGAGGCGTATGCCGCCTAGGATGATGGCCGCAGGTGGCGACGTTGGACAAGTGTCGGGCGATCTTGCTATGAGGATAAACCAGGACAGAATGTTAAAGAAAAGGGGTTTGGACAAAGGTCCGTCCTATATGCCAAGAAACCGTCCCCCTAGGTTACCTGTAGATATGCCAAGCGGTAGTGACGCTGACATGATGAATTATCAAAACGTGCTTATGATTCTGCAAGACGTGATTGATAATTTGCCTTCTGAACAACGGCAGTTTGTAGCTGGGGCTTTGCAGGAATTAACTAGTAGACAAATGGCCATGCCGACGGGCTCGCGCTTGAGCGACCAAGATGAGGATATCGCACAGATGTTAACGGACCTCGATGATGGTAGTGTAAAGGTCTCACAATCATCGGTTGAAGTTTCACCCAACTTGATGGCACCAGACAGCGGTCTTGATGTTGGTATGCTTTTAGACGATCTTAAAAAAAAAGACCAGTAGACTCTGATCTTAAACTCAAAGATATTACCGACTTGGTATTTGATCCAGCTAATCCGCTAGATTATGTTTTGTTGGGCTTGGGACCTTTTGGCTTGCCAGGCAAAGTCATCAAGGGCGCCAAGGGTTTTGATGAAATTTTAAAAGGCGTCAAAGCACGCAACAAAGTACAAGCAGATAAACTCAGTAAACTAACACCTACCCAAAAATCTGATATAGCTGGTATCGAAAAAACTATGGATCAACTTAAAGAGCGCTCGGCTAAATTAGGTAATCGGATTGCTAACTTAGAGGATGCAACTTCTAGTGTCGCCAAAAAACAACAAGCCAACCTGATTGCCGAACAACAGAAAATATCAACCCAACTTAACGATTTCCAAGCACAAATTGATGCAATCATAAACTGATGGCTCTAGAACATTTATCTGATAGCGAACTCAAAGAAGCCCTCATGTTGCAAGAGCGCTTGGCCTCGCTCGAACAACAAGACTCTTGTCAGGAATCCTTTATGGATTTTATTAAAAACTTATGGCCTGAATTTATTTGTGGTCGACACCATAAAATCTTTGCCGACAAACTTGAAGCTATCGCCCGTGGTGAGCTGAAACGCTTAATTGTCAATATGCCACCACGACACACTAAAAGTGAGTTTGCCTCCACCTACTTTCCTGCTTGGATTATGGGGCGCGATCCCAACAAAAAAATTATGCAGACTACCCATACTGGTGAGTTGGCTGTTAGATTTGGTAGAAAGGTCAGAAACCTAATGGATTCTGAAGACTATCAAAAGGTTTTTCCTCAAGTTAACCTGTCAGCCGATTCAAAATCAGCAGGACGCTGGGAAACCAATAAAGGTGGCGAGTATTTTGCTGCTGGTGTGGGTGGTGCCATTACGGGTCGTGGCGCCGATTTGTTGATTATTGATGACCCGCACTCTGAACAAGATGCTCTATCCTTAACGCAGATGGACGCCTGTTACGAGTGGTACACCTCAGGACCGCGGCAACGTCTGCAACCCAAAGGTGCTATTGTCTTAGTTATGACTAGGTGGAGTAATGTTGATTTAACAGCGAAACTTTTAAATGCCCAAAAAGAACCCTTAGCTGATCAATGGGAAGTCATTGAGTTTCCAGCAATCTTTCCTGAAACCGAAAATCCCCTTTGGCCTGAATACTGGTCTTTGGATGAGTTGCTCAAAGTAAAAGCGTCATTACCAGCAATAAAGTGGAACGCCCAATGGATGCAAACACCAACCGCTGAAGAGGGTTCGATTATCAAGCGAGATTGGTGGCGTAGTTGGGACCACGAAGTTTTACCCCAAGTAAGTTACATTATTCAATCTTACGATACCGCTTACTCGAAAAAGACCACCGCCGACTACAGTGCGATTTCGACTTGGGGCGTATTTCGTCCAAGTGAAGACAGCCCTGATTCTTTAATCTTGTTGGATTGTCAAAAAGGACGTTGGGATTTTCCTGAACTAAAGAACTTAGCTCAGCAAGAATACAATTACTGGAATCCTGATATGATTTTAATCGAAGCTAAAGCTTCGGGTACACCTTTAACGCATGAGCTCCGCCGCATGGGCATACCTGTAGTTAATTATTCGCCTTCACGCGGGCACGATAAACATGCTCGTATGCACTCGGTGGCACCAATCTTTGAATCTGGTTTGGTCTATGCTCCTAGTCGTGACTTCGCTGAAGAAATGATTGAAGAATGTGCCTCTTTTCCCTTTGGTGCACATGATGATTTGTGTGATACAATGACCCAAGCCTTGATGCGTTTCCGTGAGGGTGGTTTAGTATCTTTGGGAGACGATTACGAGGACGAGGACAAAATACCAAGCAGGAGAATATATTACTAAATGGCTATAGAGCGACAAACACCACCACCACCCCCAGAGGATCAAACTAAAACCAAGCTTGTCGATGAACAAGAAGAAGCTTTAGTGGAACTCTTAGGTCTTGCTGAAGAAGGTGATTTCGAAATACAAGAAGATGGGAGTGCAGTTTTAGGAGGCCAAGATGAAGCGCCCGAAGCCGTGCCGTTTGATGGTAATCTGGCCGAAGTTTTAGAAGACGATGTGCTTGGTGGCATCGCTAATGAATTATTTGCAGGGATCGAGAAAGACAAAAGTTCACGTAAAGATTGGGAAAAGACTTATATGGACGGTTTAAAATACCTCGGCATGAAGTTTGATGAAGAACGCTCCGAGCCTTTTGAGGGGGCATCGGGTGTTGTGCATCCACTTTTAGGTGAGGCTGTCACCCAGTTTCAAGCACAAGCTTACAAAGAATTATTCCCAGCAGGCGGTCCCGTCAAAACTCAAGTGATTGGACAATACGATTCAAATATCGAAATGCAAGCACAAAGGGTGCGTGAATTTATGAACTACCAAATCGTCCATGTTATGGAAGAGTACGATGAAGAGCTTGACCAGATGTTGTTTTATCTACCTCTAGCAGGCTCAGCTTTTAAGACTTTC